GCATCAAATTTTGTTCTTTTATTTATATCAAACTTAGCCCAATCGTTTAAAGTTTCATTAAAATATAAATCACCGTGTTGCCCATCAGGTTTTATACCCACATAAGAATTAATATAACTTTCAATTGCGGCAGCATGCGCTTGCCTTATATCTTCGCTTGAGTTTGGTATGCCGCCTATTTCTTTTTCTGTTGTTGATAGTTTATTCCAAATTTTATCAGGGCGGTTCATTGAATAACCTCTGTAACCTCTTCTTTTTAAATAATATAACAGCCTGGGTTTATTATTCTCTGCAAGTATTGGCATACCATAAAATATACACGCCATCAATACATCTTCAAAAAATATTTCAGCAGTTTGAGGTCTCGCTATATATTCTAAGAAAAAATGATTTGGTGGTGCGTTCTCCATACTAAACTTTGTAAGCCCATGCAGTGAACCATTTGAACCTCTTTTATCCACTGTTCCTGATATATCATATGGGTCACAGCCAAATGCTCCCATATGTTCATTACCTGGGTAATTTATACCGTTTTTAATATATCTTCTATTTTGTATATTAATATCTGGTATCCAAGTAATTAAAAATCTTCCTTGTTTATTTGGTACAAATATAACTCTAGTGTCTTGATCTCCATTTTCCCATTGAAAACTACCTCTTGTTATATTTATACTATTTTTTAAATCTTCATTAAAATCTATTTGCTCATATATCTTAGTTAGATTAAATAAAGATTGTTTTGACTCGTCTCTAAAAGCATGCTTAGTTGTACGAGGAAACTGTCTGTAAAATTCATTTAAAGCATCTTGATCTTCTTTTAATCCTTCTACTTCATTTTCCCAATATTCTATAACACCTTGTTTTATTGTTATACCGTGCGGATCTTTAACTTGTTTTTTTGGTGTATCGAATACAGGTAATCCATAAGAATCAATGTATCCTTCGTAATTCCATTCCATAGGTATGAACAAACTATATAATCCTGAGCGAGTCTGTCCATTGCTGTTTCTTTTTGTGACATCTGAGTCATCATATAATTTTTTAAATTCTTTACCTCCTTTATCTAAAGCATTTGATGTTGAACCCATCATACACTTTCCAATAATTCTACTACCTAATCTTAACGTGGTTTTCGTGACCCTCCAGTTGTTGAGGATGTTGTTCGGCTTCTCCCATTTACCGGACTCGTCGTGAACGAGTAGTTTGAGCTTCTCCCCATCGTAGGAGTTGTCACCGGTATTCTTCCAGTCGATAGTGGTGTCAAGTCCCTGTAATTCGTCCTGTAAGGTCTCGTCGGCGGAGGAGGTGAGCTTACGACGGGTGTACTTGGTTGCGGGGACACGGTAGGCAAGTTCGGTCTTTGGACGGTCCATTCCATCCTGGGTCGGTTTGAAAAAGAAGGGATAATTAACTGATATGGGTACCACCTTATCTGTGAACATCTTCTTTGCATCAGGACCGGACTTGGATAATATACCATACCTACTGTCACTTGATATGGTTGCCAAGTTAACCACCTCTCCTGAGGCCATGAAAGAAAACCCGGAACGCCTGTTCTTAAGGTAACACATCCCATAGGATCGTGTATCTGCCTTACAAGCTTCCCAGAAAATAAAGAATAATCTATTTGACTCTCTAAAGTCTGGTGCCCCGACGTCAATCTTAGACCACTGCAAGTACATGTAATGAGTACCACTAATGTAAGTAGGAACGCCTTTGTTATAAAACCAAAAACCTTCCTCCCTGCGGGTGAACTCATTATCGATGTAATCATACCATTTTTCTTTAAAATCCTCTGGATATTGTTTAAAATCAAATACTGTTTTTATTTTACTTAAAACTTTAGGATATTCAAACTGATTCCACTTACCATTTTCAAACTTGTGAATACTCTTTGCTTGTGGTAAAGCTATTTTAAGATTTTGTATTTCGTATATATCACCTATTGTACCGTCTTTACTAATAACAACCATATCATGTTGTTCATTATAACCATACTCCCATTTCTTATACTTATTATTTTTTTTAAGAGTACTAGGTGTAATGTAATCTTCTAATATTGTATATAAAGTTTGCTCGTACATTATTTAGACCTCCCTTCTGCAAAACCTTTAAAGTTAGATTTTTTCTTTTCTTCAACTTTAGGTTTATCTTCTAGCATATTCTTTTCTTCTTCAATACGATTAAGTATTTCAAAAGCATCGAATATAGCTAGTTTTTTTGTAGCTGCAGCATTCTTAAGTCTGTCTGCGGAAATATCAGGACCATAATCTATAATAGGTTCTTTAGCAACTTTGATTAACTCTTTAACTGCTACTTGCCCAGCTTGGATTATATTCTTCTTCGTTTCCTTGGTGCTCATATTTAATTACAATATCATTTGATTCCATACAATATAAACGTTTTCCCTCTACTAAAAACTGCCACTCTCTGTTTGGTTTAAAACCAACTAAATCTCCTTCGTTTATATTAAGGTTTTTTAAATTCGTATTACCGTGTTTTAATATACCTTTTAATTTTTGTTCTTTATTTGTAGTAAAATCACTCTTATCTTTTATTGGGTGCACAAAGCATCTGTTTGCAAATGAGTGCCAACCCTCAGAGTTTTTATATAAATATATTTGATCTAAACCTACAAAATAAAGATTATCTTTAAACCATGATCTACTAACTTTTTTATTACCACGCATGTCATAAAAAGTTCTAAATACATTTTGATGTATTACAATAGTATCACCTTTTTTAATTTTTGTTTTAAAAGCAATTGGTGTTTCAATTACTTTAGCTAGTCTATTTACAAAAGTCCATGATTCAATTTTAGTATTAACAACTAGTTTTTTATCACCAACTTGTATTTCATTATTGTATTTATCACCTAAAGGTTCTACAATAAAATCATATAAGCTTTTCATTAATACTCTAAATCGTATTCGATTGATATAGCCATGTTAGAATTAAACTTCTTCCATGGTAATACTTCATCGTTTTTCTTTATATAAATGTTATAAGAACTATCAGAATCTTCAAATAAAATATGCGATATTTCATGACCACCATAAACTTGTTGGCCTACCGCATAATGCATTGCATCATTTTTATAATCAGTTCCAATACTGATTTTTCTGATGTTATGCATCTTCTTTATCCTCGATCTTCTCGTATGTACCATCAGCTAGATTAATACTAACCTTCCCGTACTCTTCTTCTAGTTCTTTTTTAGTTTGTTCAACTTCACCTTCTAGTTTTTTAATCTCACCAGAAAGGTTAAGTTTTTCAATTTCTAGAACACCAATTCTAGCTAATAAATTAGTTAAAGCTTGTTGTTGTTCTGTTACTTTTTTTAATTGTTCGTCTTTAATTTTTGCCATTTTGATTTAATTTAATTAATTAATATGTTTCTTTATTAAATAGTTACACTTATTATTGTGTTTTTACTATACTGCAGATACTGATAATGTACCTCCATTTGCTACTGTTACTCTATATCTTGTTCCGTCTGGTGATTTTAAAATAATACCATATCCTACACCTGATGTTTCTATATCTCCAACAGCAACTGTCAATTTCGAAGTAGGACTAGTAGATCCAATACCTACGTTACCACTTGATTTAGTAGTTAAAACTGTTGTTCCGCTTGGTCTTAGTTGTAAATCTCCAGATAGTGCAACTATATAATTATCGTTTGTTCCATCGTTAATAGAAACAGTTGCTTGACCGCCACTTCCTTTAAATCTAGCAGTGTTGCCTGCGGATCCAACGACGTCTAGTTTGTAACTTGGATTAGTAGATCCAATACCAACATTACCGGATGAATTAACTGATAATCTTGTAGCTCCAGCGTTAGTGTCCCAAATATCAAATCTATTTGAACTACCTTGACCTATAAGTGCAAAATTAGAATTATCTGTTTTTACTTCAAAATTTGCATTATGGGTAGTAGTTGAGACTTTAACGGTAGTATGCGCTGTTGTTCCAGCAACATGAAGTTTATGAGTTGGACTAGTCGTTCCAATACCTACGTTGCCATTGTCTGTTAAAGTTGCTAGATTTACACCGCTATTATTTTTAAAAAAAATACTACCACCAGATGTTGCTGAAGTAAGGCTATTTACAATACAAGCATTACCTACAAAACTTGTAGTAGTACGTATAAGACCTACAACATCTAAAGGCACACCAGGACTAGTAGTTCCTATTCCAACCTCACCGGTTTGCTTAACATTTACTAAAGAAGTACCATTATCTGAAATTCTAAAGTTTCTACCACTATAACTACCAAAGGTGTTTAAATCTATATATAAAGAACCGCCTGATTTTAAAGAAGAAATTGTGCTATTATTTATAAGAATATCACCAGAATTAACTTGAAGTTTTTCTGTAGGATTAGTAGTTCCAATACCAACATTACCTGATGAATCAATACGCATTTTTTCAGATCCTACAGTATATAATCTTAAATTATCATTAGCGTTAAAAATAACAACACCGTTTTGATCACCATAAACATAATTAGTAGAGTTTTGTAATAATAATTTACCAAAACTGCCATTGACTACTTGAATTTCACCACCAGACACGTGCAGTTTATTCCCTGGAGTAGCAGTTCCAATACCTACGTTGCCTGCGCTTGTAACTTTTACTAAACTTGTTGTATTATTTCTTATGGATAAATCTCCATTATCAGCAAGCAGGTTAGATAAATTACCTAATTTTAATTCACCAACAGCTCCATTAGCTACGGTTCTTGCTTTTATAGTTCCATATACTTCTAATTTTTGTCCAGGGCTACTAGTTCCGATACCAACATTACCTGCGTTAAAATAAGAATTGCCATTACCAGTTATATAATTAGTAACTGTACCACCTGTTCCTCTTACTAATACTAAACCGTGCCCATTTGCGTCATTACCTATATTAACTGTTCTTACCCCAGATGCATTTTCAGATCTAAAAGTATCTCTCCCATTAGCTAAGTTTCTTACAGCAATAACTCCGGAACTACTGTCTCCAGTCACATCTAATTTATAAGCAGGCGATGAAGTTCCTATTCCAACGCTACCCGCACTAGAAGATGTTAAATATACATTAGAACCACCAGATCCAAGTTGTGAAACACCTGTTGCAATAAGAGTTCCGTCTACATGTAGTTTAGCAGATGGACTAGCAGTTCCAATACCTACGTTGCCAGTATCTTTAATCTCTAAAAATGAATCTTCTGTAGCGCCTACAGAAAATCTCATTGAAAAATCTAAACCTAAAATTTGTCCAATTTGAGCTGTATCTGATCTAAATCTTATACTTGGCCTATGTGAACCTGTTGTAGGATCGGCATCTTGGATTACTAAAAAATTAGAACTAACATCTGTGTTTCCAACAATATGTAACTTACCTAAAGGACTAGTAGTTCCTACTCCTAGTTTCTTATTAGTATCGTCCCAATAAAAATCATTATCTCCAGTTACTGTAGAAGTAGCACTAAAAAAAGTTACTTGACCAGCAGCTCCAGTTCCTTGAGAATAATCAGATAATAAGTCAGCTGGATCTATTTGTACATT